TGGTTAGATGCAGGTAACACTTGGAAGAACCAATTTAAAATATCTAATAGAAATGGAACTGCCTTTGAAGTGAGAGGTGGTGGTGGTTTAGAAGGTCAATTACATTCTAAATGGAGCTATACAGGAGTACAAACAGAAGATAATCATATTGCTACAGTTAAGTATGTAAAAACTGTTGTTGATGGTATAGAGATTTCTGAACCAGATTTATCTGACTACATGACAGCAGAGGAAACTGCTGATTTTGTAGACTCTATGGATAAGACCTATCTAGTTCAAGCTAATACCAAAGCTAGAGAGCTTGACCAAGCATACGCAGTTCCTTTAGATGGCAACACAACTAAAACAGGTAGCATGACTCTTAAAACAGATGCAACTACACCTTTTGAAATTAAAGAAGCTGATGGCACTCCTGTATATACAATGTGGAAGTCAGGTGCAGTAGCTTTAGAGAAACCTTATACAGGATTTAAAGATAATGAATTAGTTACTAAAGCATATGTGGATGGCAAAGTAGCTGAAGGTGGTAGTGGTGGTAGTGGCTTTACAGCAGGTGACCAAGTTGCTAAAACTAATGGAGAATCTACCAATGTTGGTGGTTTCTGGATATCTAATGGTAACTTATATTGTAAGGTAAGCTAATATGGCAAACATACAATTAAGAACACAACATCCAAGAGCTTGTAAAGACAGTGCTGATTGGGGTCAAGATAGATTTTACCCTGACCCACCTTATGGCACTTTTGGTGCTAATGATTATCCTACAGTTAATGCTCATAAGTCAGGTACTCTATCAAACCTAACAAGAACTGTACAGTTCTGGGATGGTTCAACCTATAACCTACCTAATGCTAATGGGTGTTCAGGTAATAATATTGATAAGTTCTATACATCAAGAGATTCTTCAAACTGTTATTACTTTAATCACAATACTGGTAAAGGTGCTAATTTTATTTATGGTCATGCAGGTCCTGCTTCTGCTAACAATGCTATTTTCTCTTGGCAAAGAGGTGTTACAGGTTTCTCTTGGGAATGGCAAATGGGGAACAATAACACAGCAGGTCTTAGATTAAAGAACATGATTTTGCTCTACAGAAATAAAGATTGGAATGATAAATTTGCAGGTATATGGTTAGCAAAAAATAATAGCTATGCCACTGGTACAAGTTCACAGAATTGGGGTAACAATCTATTTGACACAAACCCTTATCAATCTGTTAGAAGTGCTAAATCATCTATAAGCGTTACAAACTCATATGCTTATACTAATTGGGTAAGGGAAAATGCTTTTGTTTTTCAAGGTATATGGTTTGAATTTGACACAATGGATTCAACACCTGCTCAAAACGTAAATAGATACAGTATGTGGAATTGTCGGTTATCTTATGAAGCATATACTGATAAAGAGTATGACCCAAGAGACAGAATAGTAACACCTGTCCTATGGAATTTTAGTAATGCTTTTAATAAAACTAAACCATTAAGACTAGGTGGAGCATAAAAAATTAAAAGAGCTAACTTAGGGAGCAATAAATTAAGGAGACAATATAAATAATGGCTAAGACTGCAGCATGGACAAGAAAAGAAGGTAAGAATCCTAAAGGTGGTTTAAATGCTAAAGGTAGAGCTAGTGCAAAAGCACAAGGCTCTAATCTTAAAGCACCAGTTAAGTCAGGAACAAACCCTAGACGTGTATCATTTGCTGCTAGATTTGCAGGAATGAATGGTCCTATGAAAGATAGTAAAGGTAAACCAACACGTAAAGCTTTAGCATTAAAAGCTTGGGGATTTGGTTCTGTTGAAGCAGCAAGAAACTTTGCTAACAAACATAAAAAATCTAATAAAAAAAAGAAAGTATAACATGACTCAGATTGACCAAATCAGAGAGGCTGCAGAAGCAGACCTACTTACATTTATTAAATTAGTAGCACCACACTTATTACTTGGAGCAATTCATGAAGAGTTAATAAGTTGGTGGGGTAGAACAGATAGAAAAGATAATCAGCTAGTATTACTTCCTCGTGGACATATGAAGAGTAAATTAGCTGCATATAGGACAGCATGGTATATAACTAAACATCCTGAGACTACTGTATTATATGTATCAGCAACAGCAGACTTAGCAGAGAAACAGTTATATGCTATTAAACAGATAATTGATTCCCCTATATATCGTAGGTACTGGAGTGAAATGATACATCCAGAAGAAGGAAAACGAGAAAAGTGGGCAGTAGCTGAAATAGCTGTTGACCATCCACAAAGAAAGCTAGAAGGTATTAGGGATGCAACAGTTAAAGCAGTTGGACTTACAAGTAATACAACTGGTTTCCATGCTGACATTGTTGTACTTGATGATATAGTTGTACCAGGAAATGCTTACTCAGAAGAAGGTAGAGAAAAAGTAGCAAGTGCTTACTCACAATTAGCATCTATTGAAAACCCTGGTGCACAAGAATGGGTAGTAGGAACTAGGTATCATCCTAAAGATATATATGATACTATGATTAATATGAAAGAAACTCTGTATGATGATGAAGGTGAAATAGAGAATGAAGATGAAGTATATGAGTTATTTCAAAAAGTAGTAGAAACAGATGGTGAATTCTTATGGGCTAAGAGAACTCGTAAAGATGGTAAATCATTTGGATTTGATGCTAAAGAGTTAGCTAGAATTAAAGCAAAGTATATTGACACTACACAATTTTATGCTCAATATTACAATGACCCTAATACAACAGAAAGTGCTAGGATAAATTCAGATAACTTTCAGTACTTTGATAAAACAGCATTAAATGTTAGAGAGGGTGATTGGTATTTAAGAGATAGAAAACTAAATATATTTGCTGCAATTGACTTTGCATTTAGTTTAAGAAGACAAGCAGACTATACTGCTTTAGTAATTGTTGGTGTTGACCATCAAAACAATTTTTATGTATTAGATATAGATAGATTTAAAACAGAAAAGATTGTAGACTATTATCAACATATATTAAAAGCTTGGGAAAAGTGGGGATTTAGAAAGATAAGAGCTGAGGTTACAGTAGCCCAACAAACCATCGTTAAAGAGCTCAAGGACAGTTATCTTAAACCAAATGGTATCCCACTATCAGTTGATGAATTTAGACCTACTAGAAGCTTAGGAGACAAAGCACAGAGGGTAGGTGCAGTATTAGAACCAAAGTATGATAACTTACAAGTTTGGCATTATAAAGGTGGTAACTGTCAAACACTAGAAGAAGAATTAGTGATGGTACATCCACCACATGATGATATTAAAGATGCATTATCAAATGCTATGGCAATATCATTAGCACCTAAACTCAGAGCAAACACAGGTTTAGGATTTAATAAACCTTTACCAACTCATAGTAGGTTTGGTGGGATAACAAATTAAGGAATAAATTATGGCAGGTGAAGTAGCTGAAATAGAAAAAGCGATTGGACAAGAAAACATAGCTAGAGTATTATCTGGATTATATAATCAATGGTGGATTCAACGTCAACAAAAAGAAACAGAGTGGAGAGAGTTAAGAAACTATCTTTTTGCTACTGATACTACAACTACAACTAATAGTACACTCCCCTGGAAAAATAAAACAACCCTACCTAAGTTAACTCAAATACGAGATAACTTACATGCCAACTATATGGATGCTTTATTTCCTAATGATAACTGGATGAAATGGGAAGGAGCATCTAGAGAAGACTCTACTATTAACAAACGTAAAGCTATTGAAGCTTACATGAAAACTAAACTAAAAGAATCTAAGTTTAGAGAAGAAGTAAGTTTACTGTTATATGATTATATTGACTATGGTAATGCTTTTGGTGAAGTAAGATATGTTAATGAACAGCATGAAGACCCAGTAACTAAAGAAGTAATTACAACTTACAATGGTCCTAAACTAAAACGTATATCACCATTTGATATTGTATTTAATCCTGTAGCTAGTTCTTTTGCTAAGTCACCTAAGTTTACTAGGTATGTTAAATCTGTTGGAGAGTTACAAAGAGATTTAGATGAAAGACCTGACTTACAGTACAATAAAACAGCATTTAATAAAGCATTAGAAATAAGAAATAGTATCTCTATGTTTAGAGTAGAAGATGTAAATAAAGCAGATGCATTTATTGCTGATGGTTTTGGTACACTACAAGAATACTACCAATCAGGTATGGTAGAGGTTATAGAGTTTGAAGGTGACTTCTATGATAAAGATGATGAAGTACTACATAAGAATAGAATTATTACAATTATAGATAGAAGCTATGTACTACGTAATATAGAAAACCCTAGTTATATAGGACAAGATACTAAGGCTCATGTAGCATGGAGAAAAAGACCTGATAACTTATATGGTATGGGACCTTTAGATAACTTAGTTGGTATGCAATATAGACTAGACCATCTAGAGAATGCTAAAGCAGATGCTCTAGACTTAACTATACATCCACCAATGGTTATTAAAGGTGAGGTAGACCCGTTTGAATGGGGACCAGAGACAACTATACACTTACAAGAAGATGGTGCTATAGATATGTTACCACCTAATCCTGCAGCATTTCAAGTAAACAATGAACTGCAAGGTTTAATGAATACAATGGAGCAAATGGCAGGAGCTCCTAAAGAAGCTATGGGTATTAGAACACCTGGAGAGAAGACTGCATTTGAAGTACAATCATTACAGAATGCAGCTGGTAGAATCTTCCAGAACAAAGTTAATCAGTTTGAGATAGAAATGTTAGAACCTATCTTAAATACAATGTTAGAAACAGCTAAACGTAATTTAGAGTTACCTGAACTAGCAAAAGTATATGATGATGACTTTGGTGTACAAGACTTCTTATCTGTAACTAAAGAAGACTTAACATCTAGAGGTAAGATTAGACCTATAGGTGCTAGACATTATGCTGCTAGAGCACAGCTCTTACAGAATATGCTAGGTGTATTTAACAGTCCAATAGGACAAATGATTAGTCCTCATGTATCACCTAAGTTAGTAGCTAAGATGATAGAAGAATATATGGGCTTTGACCAGTATGGATTTATGCAAGATAACGCTGCATTATTTGAAGCTGCAGAACAAGAGAAAATAAAAATGCAGATACAACAAGATTTACAGGCACAACAAGCAGAACCTTCTATAGAAGAAAACATGCTTAATCAGGAGATACAACAAATGGAACAACCTCCTGAAGGTGAAGAACCACCTGTAATGTAACAGTAAAAGCTTGACTTTTACTTAAAAATATGGTATAATTATAGTATGGATTTAAAAAGTGAAAAGGCTAAAGCCTTAACAAAGAAACAAGTTTTTGAAGAGTTAAGAGAGTACTTATCTGAACAAGTAGATATATCTAATAGAAAGTGTATGGATGAAGAGAACTTTAAACTTCCTGCTTTTAATGAGTATCAAGCTTATCAAAGAGGTATTCAAAAAGCTTTAACAAAACTATATAATTTATTACCTTGACCAAAGGAGAAAGTAACATGAATGAAGAAGTAAAAACAGAAACAACTGAAACACCTGTACAAGAACCTACCCAGGAGACTGTACAAACAGATACTCAACCAAAAGCATTTGAGATTCCGACCGAAGCTCAAGAGTTAGTTGGAGAGGGTAAAAAGTACCAGAGTCCAGAAGATGCTTTAAAGTCTGTTCCTCATGCACAGAAACATATTGAGACTTTAGAGTCTGAATTAGCTTCTGTAAGAGAAGAACTAACTAAGCGTCAAACTACTCAGGAACTTATAGATGAATTAAAGTCTGGAGTTCAAACACCAGCACAGACCGTGCAGAGTGGAGAACTTAATCAAGATAATGTGATGGATTTAGTTAATCAAACTATTGCAACAAGAGAAGCGAATGCTAAAGCAGAATCTAATGCTAATTCAGTAGCTGCAAAGTTTACTGAACAGTATGGTGATAAAGCTGAAGATACGTATAACTCTATAGCAAAAGAACTTAACTTATCTGTTAAACAACTTAACGAGCTTGCAGCAACAAGCCCCACAGTAGTATTAAAAGCAGCAGGTTTATCTGCAGCTAAAGCACCAGTAGCTAGTTCTAGTGGTGATATTAATACTGAAGCATTAAGTCAACAAGCTAGACCAGCTGAAATATCTGCAAAGGTAGAAGGTGGTTCAACTAAAGACTTATTAGCAGCTTGGGGTAGAGCTAGAGCTAAAATTAATCAGTCTTAAGGAGACTTAAAGAATGGCACATACTACTGCAAATACAACTGCGTTCATTGAAGCGCAACAGTATTCTCAGTTTATTCTTGATAACTTACATGACTACCTTCTTCCAGAAGGAATGTATCGTGATGTAACAGACTTCGGTTCAGGTACAACACTAAACATTAAAACAGTAGGTACTGTAACACTTCAAGATGCGGCAGAGGATACACCTCTGAACTTTACTAACATAGACACAGGTACTATTAACCTAGCTATTACTGATTACATCGGTGATGCTTGGAAAGTAACTGATGACCTACGTGAAGATGGTTCACAGGTAGACCAACTCATGGCTATGAGAGCTATGGAATCAACAAGAGCTCTTGGTGAAAACCATGAAACTCGTTTCTTAGGTACAGCTAATGCTGGTCAATCAGCAGCAGACCTAAACCTAATTAACAACAGACCTCATAGATGGGTAGCTGGTGGTGAATCAGCAACTTCACGAAACATTGTTTTAGGTGATTTCGTATCTATGAAACTAGCGTTTGACAAAGCTAATGCACCTGCTTCAGGTCGTATTGCTATTGTTGACCCTATTGTAGAAGCAACTCTTAACACATTAATCTCACAAACATCTGTAGTTAATAACACTCCGCA